CGGAATGTCCATCAGCAGGAAGGGGTAAAGCATGACCGCCTTGCCACGCGCCTTCAGTTCGCCGATGGCGCGGATCACCGAACTGTCCGACGGTGTCCCCCCGAAATTCGGCCGGTCATTCGCATCGCGGCTGACCAGCGGCGCGGTATCCATCGTCAGGCCGGCGGCCGACCAATTCTCCGGCGCGGCCTTCCGCCCGGCGGATTCGACCTTTGGTTGGACCCTGCACCGGCCGCAGCGCAGATCGTCGCCGAACCACGAGACAACCAGCGATACCGCGCCGGCGGCGGGCAGATCCCCCTCCAGCTGATCCAGCGCTTCCAGAATGTCCGGGCGTCCTCCCGGGTTGTTGATGTTGGCATAGCGCGTTCCGCCGCCCGGAAAGACGTACTGGACCGGCTCGGGATCCAGCGCGAACTCCCCGCTTCCCGGCGACAGGGCAACACCGCGGACCAGATCGCGCAGCGGCGTCCCGGTTTCGCTCGACGACTCCGCCACATTGCTCTGGGCGCCGCGGAATACTTCGAAGTTCAGCTGGGGAATCCGGTTGCCGAACTCGCCAAGCGGAAGATCCTCGAACACCACATAGGCGAGGCCGCGATAGCCGGGAACGTTGCCGGCCCCCTCCACCGCTTCGATCTTCGGGTCCGGAAGCTGGGTGTCGTCGCCGGGATAGACCCGGATCTCCAGCTCGTCGGTCGAGAGCAATCCGCCATCGGCCCAGATCCGCCCGATCCGCTCGATCGGCCCCTCGCGCAAGCCGATGGCGATGCTGATCGTGTACGAGAACTCCCTCACCTTCTGCCCGCCGGTGGCCTTGCCGCCCTGGGTTCGCGTGCGAATGTGCTCCTTGAACCGGGTCGACCAGATCACTTGCCCGGCGATCCGCATCCGGCCGAACACGACCGGGATCGGCGCCCCTTCCGTCGAGGCCTGCATGTGCAGCGAGCGGGCGCGGCCGGACTCGACCGCCCGGCTGCCGGCGCCGAGAATAGCCTGATCGATCAGACCCCCGGTCACCGCGCCGGCCGCCTGGCCGATCGTAGCCGCGCTCAGGCCGAGCACGGTGCCGCCGATCGCGCCGCCCGCCGCCGCTCCGGCCGCCGATAACAGAACAGTCGCCATCAGGATCCTCGCTCGGGAAATCGGAATGCCGCCGCCAGCTTGCGAAGCCAACTCGCGATCAGGTGGGTCTCGCGGACGCCGTGCCCGGAATAGGCGTGGATGATCCGCCCACCCGCCAGGAATTCAGTCGCCAGCAGACCAACATGCTTGGCCGGCGCCGCCACGCGCATTCGGAACAGCAGGACGTCCCCCTGCCCGGCCTCCCCCGGCTCGATCGGCATCAGATGCCGAAGCGCCGCAGCCATCAGGCGTTCGTCCCCGCTCGCCTCCGACCAGTCGGCGGAGTAGGGCGGCGGCGCTTCCGGTTCGGCGCCCATGGTCGCCCGCCACACGCCGCGCAGCAGGCCCAGGCAATCCGCCCCGGCCCCGCGCAGGCTGGCCTGATGGCAATATGGCGTGCCGATCCAGCGCCGCGCTTCCACGACGACGGCGCGGCGCAACGCCAGGTCAGCGCCCGAACAGCGATCCGCCATCGTGCTCTCCCGCGGTGCCGACATAGCTCGCGGCCCAGTCGTCGCCCGGCATATGGGGGAAACCGCGAAAGTTGAGCAGGTTCGAAAACTTGTCCTTGCACGTCTCCGCCGTCTTGTCGCATCCGGTGGTAATGGTGAAGCCATCGCCCGCGAGGACCGGCATCGGCGGCGTCAACCACAGCTCGACGGTCGCCGCGCCAGCGGGCGCGACATGCGTCTTCACATGCCCCTCGACGCCGGCATTCGCCCCGGTGTCCCAAACCAGACTCCCGCCCGAGAACCATTCCGGCGCGAAGGCCCCCAGCCCCGACACCGCGAACCGCTGACCGTCGATCACGGTCGTGACCGCGCCGGCTCCCCGGTAAATCGGCAAGGTCAGGTCGATGCCGCATTTCGCATCGCCGAGCCTCCGGTCGCAGCCATGCAGGAAGGCCCGCCCGAATGGCTGATTAAGCCGCTCGGCCAACCCCACGATTTCGGCCTCGAAGGCTCCGCGCCCTCGCCTGATCTCGCCGACCAGCCCCCGCGACAGCAGCAGCCGGTTCTCGACCTGCTTCCAGTCGACCAGCCACAGGACCACCTCGGCCCCATCATAGAAGCCGCGTTCGATGTCCTCGTCGGTGATAGCGGCCGAACTCAAGGCGCCAGTCACCGTATGCGTATCGACGCTCAACCCGGTCGCCGATTCGGTGGCTTCCGAGTTGAACGCCGCATTGGCCTCGAAGCTGATGCCGTCGAACCAAACCGGCCGGTCGTGGTCGGTGAAGCCCAGCACGGCGCCGTCGATCCGGGTCACGCTCCAGCACCGGCACAGCGTGGTGACGCCGCTTTGCAGCGCGTCGCTCAACCCCTGGGGAACCGCGCGCATCAGAGACGGACCTCGATCACCGGGATCGATGGCACCTCGCCCGCCTCGAAGGCGGCGAGGTTCACCTCGATCACATCGGTGTCGAACCGGACGGGAACGTCGAACTCGAACCCGGCGGTCACGGCCGCTCCGGCATCCGGCGGCACCGCGAGGGTCACCACCCCGGTTTCGGCATCCGCGGTGAAATCCGTTCCGGCGGACAGTGCCACCCCATCGACCGCCACCAGCACCGACCCGGCGACCGGCTTCGTGACCCGCCGCAGAAATGCGTTCACGCCAGGCGCATAGGTCTTGGACAGCTCGAATGCGACGGTGCTTGCGTCACCGGTCCCGATCGTCTGATCCATGGCCGACGGCGCCTCCGAAGGCAGGCAGGATTTGTGATCCAGCCAGTCCTTCCAGCGGAAGCCATGCAACCGTCCGCGCCGCGCCTCGAAGAAGGCCAGCACCTCGGCCAGGTCATCCAGCGACCGGACCCCCAATCCAGCGTCATAGCGCCTGCGCGACTGCTCCCAGGGCGTGTTGCGATGCTCGAACCCGTTGACCAGCGCGACCACCTCGGTCCGCCGCTCGATACCCCCGGCCGACCCGAACGAAATCGCGCCCGGGAACCGGACTTCATGGAAACTCATGGGATTGCCTCACAATCTGCTGGAACCGCGCTGCACCGCCCGGGCAAGCTGCGCCGCGATCTGCCCCCGCGAGCGCTGGAAGCCCTCGACATCCGGGGTGCTGATATTGATGGTCACCGTCGCGCCGCCGCCCCGCCCCTGCGCCGCGACGCCAAGACGACCGTCGGGGCCCCGCGCCAGCGGCATCACCGCTTCCGGCCCGGCCTCGCCCATCAATCCCGTGCCGCCCCGCATCCGAAACAGCGTCGGCCCGTCGACGACGCCCCCGCGCGCGAAAGCCCGGACCCGCCCGGCCGAGAACGAGCCGCCCTTCGCGAATCCCAGGGCGCCGACCAGCACTCCGCCCAGCGCGTTGGTCACCGGCCGCAGGGCGTTGTTCAGCGCGCTGCCGGCGCTGTCGATCGCCAGGCCACGCATCACGTCGCTCAGCTTGCCGCCCCCGAATACCGCGCGGTCGAAGGCGGTGCGCAGGTTCGACCCCACCGATCGCGAAAGCCGCTGCGCCTGCCCGTCCATCGCCCGCATGGCTTCGGTCGCCGCCGTCACCTCACCCGAGAACCCGGCCGTCATCGACTGCATCTCCTGCAGCGCGACGCCCAGATCGTCCGTCGGGGACCCGAATTCCGATCCCTGCCCAAAACTCATCCCGTGCTTCCCTTGCTGTCGTCCGGGAACCGCGCCATCAGCCCGTCCAGGGTCGCGCGGTCCATCCATGCCGTGCCCGCTCCCGGCGCCAGCAGCCCGGCGCCCTCAAGTGCCCGGCGCAGCTCGACCGGCGTCATCGCCCAGAACACATCGGGGGGCAGCCGCAGCGCCCCGAGGCCCAGCCGCATCATCTCCGCCCAGGCCAGCCTCCCGGGCCTCCCGGCGGTCATGCCCCGGCTTCCGCCTCCGGCCGGAAGGTGCGCGACAGCAGCAGCATCGCCGCCATCATCGCGCCGACTGCCCCGCCGTCGATGCAGGCGGACGCCAGTTCGTCCTCCGAGACCGAACCGCCGCCGCCCCGGATCCCGGCGGCCAGCAGCGCGATCAATTCGGCCGTCGGCACGCCGCCGGTCTCGAACCGCTCGGCCAGCCCCAGCAGGCTGCGCGCCGCCAGCCGCTCCTCCAGCTCCGCCAGGACGCCCAGCGTCAGCCGCATCACATGGTCCCGGCCGTCGACCCGGATCGCTACCTCGCCGCGCTGCGGATTGACCATGGTCAGATCTCCGCGAAGCTCAGCGCGCCGGCCGAGGCCAGCGAGACCTCGAACCCGGCCTCACTGTCGTGATTGCCGGAGTATTCCAGGTTGCCGATCTGGAACGGCCCGCTGACCACGCCGAAATCCGGAATGACGATCTGGAACGCCGGGATGGTCCCGTCGAAAAACACCCGGCGCAGCGCGGCATCGGCGGCGCTGTCCTTGAAGATGCCCGAGCCCGACACGGCCGCGGTCCGCAGCCCGGCGCCGGCCAGCAGCTCGCGCCAGTTGCCGGTGGATTCGGCCGTCGTCACATCGATCGTATCCGCGTTGAACGACAGCCGCGTCGCCCGCAGCCCCGCGATGGTCTCGAAGCTTCCGATGCCAGTCTCGTCCAGCTTCAGAAGCAGATCCCTGCCCTTCTGCGCCGCCATGCACAGTCTCCCGATTTTCGTTTCTGTTCAGAATGTTGAATGGCTTGCTAGGCCGTGTCCTCGACCGATATGCGGAACCGCATCTCGATCCGCCGCAAGGCGCCGTTTTCCTCACGCCGCGTCCGCGCCTCGACGAAGCGCGCCAGCACCACCCGGCCCCGGCTCAGCGAGATCGTACCGCCCAGCAGCGCATCCGACACCGCTCCGGCCGCCTGTTTCGCCGCGGCGAACCCCCTGCGCGGCGCATGGACGGAAATGGTCACCAGATGCACGGCCCCGTGATCGGTTGCCGTACTCCAGTCCCGGGCGGTCTCGTCGCCGAGGGTGATGTAGACACCGTCGGGGTCGGCCTCGGCCTCCGGCGGTGGCGGCGCGTCATGGACGCGCCCTCCCGCCAGCGCCGCGACCCCGGGATCGTTGCTCAGCAGCTCGAACACCCCTTGCTGCAACGGCCATGACAGGGCGTAGGTCATGCGAAGGGGCCCTCCTCGGCCCAGCAGGTCAGATAGGCGCCCCGGCCGTCGGCCTCGGCGACGCCCAGGATGGCGAACACCCGGTCGCCTAGCCGGAACCGCTGGTCCGCGGCCGGGCGGCGCGCCGACCCCGGCGGCGCCGATCGGATGGTGATCCGGTGCGTCACGCGCGAGACCTCCCGCGCGCCGCTGACGCCTTCGCGGGCGCTGCCTGGCCGCAACTCGGCCCAGACCGTGCCCACCTCACTCCAGACGACCTGCCAGCCGCCGCCGCCATCGGCGACCCGCTGCGGCGCCTCCAGGGTCAGCCGGGTCGCGAGCTTCGGAGTCCCGCTGCTCATTCCGCGCCCCTCAGATCCGCACCGGGCGGCGGGTCTCCAGCAGCGCCTGCACCGCGACCGGAACCCCCTGCCCCGGTACGCCGTCGCCCTGCCGATTCTCGTGGTAATACGCCGCCAGCAGCATCACCGCCTGGCGCAGATCGCCCGGCACATCCGCAGCCGTGGCGCCGAACCCCGCGTCGAAGGTCAACTCGGCCCGGAACCCCGCCGGGATCGCCGGCAGCGCCCCGCCCCGCGCGCCGGTCAGCCGCTGCCGGAAACTCCCGGGCTCCAGCATCCACGAACCCGCGGCCAGGGCCACGCTCTCGGCCCCCCGGACGAGACTCAGCGCATCGACCGCCGCCACCGGCCCGACCGGCAGCACCAGATGCCCGTCGCGGCTCCACGCCGCCACCTGCAGCCGGAATCCGCGCCGGATCAGCGCCTTGCCGGTCCGCACCTCGACCACCGAGGTCGCGTTCTTCAGATACAGATCCAGCATCGCGTCCTCGGACCCGTCGTCCGGAAACCCGTGCGCCAGGCGCAGATGCGCCTTGAACTCGTCCAGCAACACCGCGAGCGCGGGTGCCGGCGAGACTTCGGTCAGGATCATCGAGATGTCCCCTTGTTGCCGCCAAACCGCGCGGCCCGCGCCACCGCGACCGGCGGGGCAAATGCCCCGCCGGTCCCCTGCCTCCGCCCGATCATGAGACCCCGAACTTCAGCGTCTTGATCGCCCCGAAGTCGGTCACGTCGCCGCCGACCCGCTTGGTGGCGAAGAACATCACGTTCGGCTTGGCCGAGTAGGGATCGCGCAGGATGCGCATGTCCGGGCGCTCGGCGATGGTGTAGCCATGGCCGAAATCACCAAAGGCGATGGCGTGGCTGTCGGCGCCGATGTCGGGCATATCCTCGACGATCGCCACCGGATAGCCCATCAGCCGCGCCGGCTGATGGGCGGCCAGGCCCTCCATCCACAGGAACCGGCCCTGGCTGTCCTTCATCTTGCGCACGTCGCCGGCGGTCTTCGAGTTCATCACGAAGGCCGCGTTGCCGCGATACTCCGCCCCCAGCGCATAGACCAGGTCGATCAGCGCGTCCGCCGGCTCGTTGGCGTCGAAACCGCCGCTGGTGCCGGTGGCGGCGTAGCCGATGCTGCCCCAGGTCCACGAGGCATTCGCCACCGGGGTCTTGGTCAGGAACCCGGTCGGCTTGCCGACCCCGTCGCCGCTGACGAAGGCCGCGCTCTCGGCGCGCAGGAACCGGTCGGCGACACGCTCGGCCAGCCAAGCCTCCACATTGAAGGCGGCGTCGTCGAGAATCCGCTGCGAGGCTTTTGGGCTCGCCGACAGCTCGTGCAGCGGGATCGAGATGCGGTCGATCAGCGGGGCGGCGGTCTCCGCGACGGCGGCAACCTCGTCGATCCAACCGGCGCCGATCTCGTTGTGGTCGACCAGCACGTCGTAGGCGCCGGCCTCGACCTGCACCACCCGCGACAGCGCCCGCAGACTTGCGCCGGAGCGCAGCACATGCTCGACCTGCTCGGCGGTGCGCGGATCGACCAGATAGCCGCCCTCGCCGGCAACCGCCGTGTTCAGGCCCTTGGTGTCCAGCGCCAGCGATTTCAGCTGATCCTCGTCGCCGCGCCGCACATAGGCGGCAAAGGCCTTCTGGTGCGGCAACTTGGCGGTGGCGCTGGCCTCCAGCGCCGGGCGGCGCAGTTCGGCCCCCTTGCGGTCCAGGCTCTCGATCCGGGTCGTTATGTCGGTCATGCGCTTGCTCATGTCATCCTTGAAGCTACTGAAGTTCTTCAGAAACTCGGCCGCCACCGCCTTGGCCTCATTCGGCCCGGCGGCGGGGGTCTGCACGTCGGTCTCGGTCATGGTCAGGTTCCTTGTCGCTTGTTCGGGACTGGGGTTTGCCGGAGACCGCCTCGGGCGGAGCTCAGCGGGGATGGCCTGCGCCCTCGGCCAGGGCCTCGGCCAGGGCCAGTTCCATGATCTCGGCGGCGGTCGGCGCCGCCAGCATGGCCCGGGCTGTGGGAAGCATCGGAAACGTCACCAGCGACACTTCCCACAAATCGATCTCCAGCAGCCGCCGCCCGCCGGTCCTGGCGTCGGCCTCGGCCCGGATCGTGCGGTAACCAATCGACAACCCGTCGACCGCGCCCGCCCGCATCAGCGCCAGCGCCTCCGCGCCCTGTGCCACGTCGGCCAGGATCCGCCCGGTGACCCGCAGGCCGCGGGCATCCTCGCGCACCTCGCGCCAGACCCCGATCGGCCGCGCCGGATCGTGCTGCCAGAGAAATTTCACCTTGCGCCCGGCCGCCGCCAGCCGTGCCAGCGAGGCCGCGAAGGCGCCGCGCACCACCACGTCGCCGCCCTGGTCCGCCTCGCCGAACAGCGAGGCATGGCCCTCGACCAGACCGCTCTCGGCGACTTCCACCCGCCCGGCGAGAGGCAAATACTTCACCTCCAGCCCGTGCGGGGCACGGGCCGCTCCACATTCCTGCCGCATGTCGATGATCCTCCCCGGCGCCTAGCAGCCAGCCTTCTTGGGCAGGCCCAGCAGCGCCCGCTTCTCGTCCTCGTCCAGAAACCCGGCATTGCCGACCCGGCGCCACAGCGCGTCGCGCTCGGCGGACAGCGCCGGCACCGCGTCCAGGTCCGGCTCCAGACTCAGGCTCCCGCCCGACCCGGCCCCCAGCCACGCCGCCACCGCATTGGCGGTCTTGCGCACCATCGGCAGCACGGTCTGGCGGTAGAAGGCGCGGTTGGCCTCCTGGTAGTTCGAGTAGGTGTTGTCGCCCGGCAGCCCCAGCAGCATCGGCGGCACCCCGAAGGCCAGGGCGATGTCCCGCGCGGCGGCGTTCTTGGTCGCCAGGAACTCCATGTCCTGCGGCGAATATCCCATCGGCCGCCAGTCCAGCCCGCCCTCCAGCAGCAACGGCCGCCCGGCGTTGCGTGCGCCTTGATGGTTGTCCTCCAGCTCGCGCAGCAGCCGCTGGTACTGCTCCTCCGACAGATGCCCGCCGCCGTCGGTCCCGGCGAAGACGATGGCGCCCGAGGGTCGCGCCGCGTTGTCCAGCAGCGCCTTCGACCACCGCGCCGCCGCGTTGTGGACGTCGATCGACGAGGCCGCGGCCTCCAGCGGGCTCATGCCGTAATGGTCGTCCGAGGGATGGAAGCTCTTCAGGTGCAGGATCGGGTCCGTCTCGCCGGTCATGTCGAACCGGTGCTTCTGCCGCCCGACCACGTATTCATAGGCCATCGGCCAGCCGTCCGGACCCGGCACCACGCTCATGCGGTCGGGCCGCAGGCAATGCAATTCGCGCGGCAAGCCCCGGGCGTCGTGCCCGGCGCCCTCCAGATAGGCGTTGCCGCTCAGTTGCAGATGCCCGTAGACGGTCTCCAGGAAGCTCCGCCCGCCCTGCCCCGGATTAGGCCGCGCCAGCAGCCGCACCACCGGGTGTTCGGCCATCCGCGCCCCGTCCTCGGCCAGCACCAGCGGGATCGCCGCCGCCGATTCCGCCACCATGCGCACCGACCGGAAGCCGATCACGTTCTGCTCGTAGCCGTTGCGGGTCAGCGAGGCGTAGTCCCGCGGACTCCACACCGCCCGCCCGGTGCCGTGGAACGCCATCAGCGGCCCGGCGGCAGACGCCTTTTCCTCGCGCGGCCGCGTCTCGGCCGCACGGAACAATCGAAATCCCATGCTTCGGTATCTCCATGTCTGATCGGCTCGGAGCCCGGGTGCAAACCCAGTTCCCCGTTCCGTCATCCCTCAAAGCTTGCGCACCCGCGGCGCACCCGTCCCGGCGCCATCCAGCACCAGGTCCGTCAGCGCCCAGACCAGCGCGTCCAGCCGGTCCGGGCTCTTGATCCCGCCCCGGCTGGCCGCGACGAACCGGCACATCTGGCTTTCCAGCTCCGGGAAGCAGCCCACATGCCGCACCCGCCCCTGTTCATACAGCGCCGCCACCGGCTCGGCCCGGACCCGTTTGCCGCGCGAGGCCCGGACGGCGCGGTAACTGATCTGCGGATCGACCTGGCGCATCACGCTCTCGACCAGGTCGCCGCCCTGGTTCACTTCGGCAACCAGCCGGTCCGCTTGAAACACTCGATAAGCTTCAGCAGCGATTCCCGCCCAAGCTCGCGGGCTTTGACCCCCGCACGACAGATCAGCCAGGACATAAACTTTCCAACCACTTGGCTCTCCTTTCCGGCTGACACCGGCCACCACGATTCCACATTCGTCGGCGTTCTCGCCCGCCGTCACCGGCGGGTCCACCGCCACCACGACCCGGTCCAGATCGGGCGCCTCGGTTTCCCGCGCGGCGTCGATCATCGCAGGGGTCCAGAACGCCCCCTCCCGCCCGCGCACCAGTTCGCCGTCCAGCTCCTGCCGGCCCAGCATGGTGCCCGCGTGGCGCGCCCTCAGCCGGGCCAGGAAATCCGGCGCCAGGTTGGCCCGGTTCGCCTCGGTCCCGGCATGGGTGACCACGCTTGCCGCCTCGCCCATGATCTCGACCAGAACGTCGTTGTCGCGCGGCGTGGTGGTCACCACCTGCCGGGTTCGCGCGCCCAGGCGCAGGCAGAACTGCAGCATGTCCCAGGCCTCGCGGCACCGTTTCCACTTGGCCAGCTCGTCCGACCAGGCGCAGTCGAACTGCGGCCCGCGCAGCGCCTCCGGATTGGCGGCCGAGACCAGCATGGCCTCGGCGCCGTTCGGCCAGACCAGCCGGTTCCGCGTGGCCCGGAACGCGGGGCGCCGGTCCGGCGGCGTCACCGCCATCAGCCCGGACTCGCCCTCCACCATCACCGCCCGCACCTGGTCGATGGTCTCGCCCAGCAGCGCCACCCTGCGGCAGCGCCCCGGCGCGGCGGGCAACGCTCCCTCCACCTGCGAGCGCACCCATTCCGCCCCGGCCCGGGTCTTCCCCGCGCCGCGCCCGCCCAGGATCACCCAGGTCTGCCAATCGCCTTCCGGCTCCAGCTGGTGCCGCGGAGTCGCCCAGACCTCCCACAGCCAGGGTAAGGCCGCCAGCGCGTTCCTCGACAGTGCGTCGAGGAACGCGGCCCGCCCCGCCTCATCCAGCGAGGCGAGCGAGACGGCGGGCGATTTCCGCACGGGCTTCTCCCAGGTCGATCACATCCCGCCCCGGTTGGCCCTGCCCGCCTCCATGGGCGAACCCGGCTTCCTGGTCCAGCACGGTCCGCAGGGCTTTCTGGTTCATCCGGATCAGGCTGGTCAGCCATCTGATCCGCGTTTCGTCGGTTTCGGTGGCGCGCTCCGCCTCCAGGCGATCGATCTCGCCCTCCAGGCTGCGCGACAGGTCGGCAAAGAGTCTCCGCGCACGGTTCAGCAC